TTATCCTTTCGTCTTGAAGGTGCGGGCGATGACCTCGCCCCAGGGATTTGTGGTGGCCGCCCGTCCGGGCTGGGCATGCGCCGCGGTGATGTCAGGGGTTGCCTCGGCCTTTGCCGCCAGAAGACGGTTGCGGACATCGTCGAGGCCGGCGTCCTCCTCGAGGAAGCGCCCAGCCATCTGAGGCTGACCGGCGAGCCTGCAGAGGTCGATAACTGCGCGTGCATGAGCGATTGCCTGGGCGCGGATGGCCGCAGCGTCGGCCATTGCGGGCTCACTTGCAGCCATGGTTGGCGTTTCCGCAGCCGGGTGTTCGTAGTCAGGCAGGGTGTTGGCGTCTGCAACACCCTCGGTCTGCGGCTCCGTAGCCGCAGGCTCTTCTGCTTCACTTGCCGCTTCCACCACTTCCGGGGGAGCCTTGCGAAACCGGGCAACATCGAAAGACGCCGCGAGTTTCACCGGCTCGGCGATGCGGTCGATGAAGCCGAGATCCAGCGCGTCCTGGGCATCAAGCCAGGTCTCAGCCGCCATCAGGGCGGCGATTTCATCGTCGGCCTTGCCTGATTTCGCGGCATAGCCTTGGATCAGGCTGCCCTTCACCTTGTCGAGCGCCTCGGCCGTTGACCGCATATCCTCGGCCGTGCCCATGACCAGCCCCGAGGGGTCATGGATCATCAGGAAGGCGTTTTCAGGCATGACGATGGTGTCACCCGCCATGGCGATGTAGCTTGCCGCCGAGGCCGCGATGCCATCAATCCAGACGGTGATGTCGCCCGCGTGGCGCTTCAGCGCGTTGTAAATGGCGACCGCGTCAAAGACCGATCCGCCGGGGCTGTTGAGGCGGAGATCGATCGCGGCATCATCGGGCAGCGCACCGAGTTCGGCCAGAAAGCCCTTTGCCGTGACGCCGTAGGCGCCGATTTCGTCATAGATCAGCACTTCCGTGCCCGAGGTGCGGGCACGGATCGTGTACCAGGATTTCATGGGATCACTCCTGTTGTAGGTCGGGGCCCGCGCTACTGTCGGACGGTCCGTCACTCGAATTTGGGTCGGGCTCTTGGACGGGCGTTGCCCTTGCCCCCTGCGTTTCGCCGGGGCTGGCGCGATAGGTCAGGCCCAGATCGGCCGCGCGTTGTGCGTCGGATGCGTTTTCGCGATCGACCTCTTCGATGTCGTAGCCGGTGGCCTCGACGACTTTGCGCCGGGACGTCAGACCCGCTTCCATTGCCAGGACCTGCGCCTGGATGTCTTTGAGCGGATCGACCCAATCCCACCGTGGCGGGATCCATTGCACCGGCCGCGCGATGACAGGATCAGCATTGAGCGCGCCCGAGAGCACGGCCGTTTCCACCCATCGCCGCCAAATGGGTCGGCACAGTTGGTGCGCCATGACCCCGTGCTGCAACTGGCCAATGCGGCGGCGGAACTCGACCAGTTCGGCCCGAAGGCTCGAATAGTTCGCCTGCCGAACGTCGCCGGTGACGAGGTGATACGGCAGCCCCAGCGAGGCCGAGACCGCAAGCAGCGTACGGTACTGGAAGGCCTCATAACCCCCACCGACATCGGCCGGGCTCGAGAACTTCACATCCTCGCCTGGCAGCAGCACCTGCATCGTTCCGGGCTCAAGGCTCGAAATGGCGGCCCCGTCGAGATCAGCTGCCCCTTCACCCATCATCGGGTCTTCGGGGGCCGTTTTGGTGATGAAGCCCGCGAACATCGCCGCGGTCTTTTTGCGGTCGAGTTCAGCGTCGTCATATTGATCGAGCAGGAAGAGCCGCACCATGGCAGGTGCCACATGCGGGAGGCCCCGGATCTGACCCGCATCGATGGGACGGTAGATGTGCAGCACTTCCTCAGCCGGCACGCGGACGGTGTCAGGAACGGCCAACCGTTGATCCGTACTGTCCCCCGGATGGCGGCGGCGGAAGTGATAGGCCACCCGCCGCCCGATCAGGTCAAACTCGATACCGCAGCGAATGCGGTTGCCGTTTGGATCCGTTTCCGTTTTCTCAAAGGGCAGCATCTCGGATTGCAGAAGCTGCAATTGTAGGGGAACCAGTAGCCCGTCTTCCGCCCGTCTCGGCCGAAGGCGAACGAAGCACTCGCCCGCCACAAACATCTCGCGTGCGACCATGGCCTGCAGGCCGTAGAAGTCGGTCAGACCATCGGCGTCCGCCTCGTCTGTCCATGCGAGCCAGAGTTTCTGGACCTGGTCTCGTAGAGCCGCATTCGTAATGAGTGAGGACGGCTTGATACCGTCCCCAACAAGGTTAGCCGCAAAGGCCTCGCAGGCATTGGCGGCATAGCCGTTGGTCACCACCAGTTCGCGCGATCGCGCCAGCAGTTTGGGTCCGCCAGAAGCGACCAGGGCGTTGATGTTCTCGAGCGGTGGGTTCCAGCCTCGCAAGCGGCGCTTGGCCATCGCGCCTTCAAGCCGGGCGCGCATGGCTTCAGGGCCGCCAGGCTTGGGGCGGCGAAACAGGTCGAACATCCCCATCTCTTTCAGAGCCCCTTGGCCGTTGTCACGCGCACCTGCCGCACAATTCGCCGCCCCTCAGCCGCTGCGATGTCGCGATCTAGCGCTTCGATAGCCCGGTCGATCTCGGCAAGGCTGCGATAGTCCACCGTCTTGCCATCGTAGCTGACCCGTGCCACGCCCGAGGCGCGCTGTGCCGCAAGGGCTTCACGCCGGGCGCGAAGGTCCGTGATTGATGCCATGATGCCCGCCCTCTATCGTGACGCTGCGTCTGCAGCCGGAGGCTTTCGTGTCAGAACCAACCGTCTCGCCAGCGACCGTTGCGATTCCATCCGAGTGCTGCGTTGATGGCGATGGCGGGGCCGGTTTCGTCTATGTGCTCGGCAGCGCCACCGCGCGTGGTTATCGAACCTATGTGGGCTGGACCCTCAATCTTGAGCGGCGCCTCGACCAACACAATTCTGGCAAAGGCGCAAAGTCGACGCGCGGGCACTTGTGGTGCCTGATCTATGCCGAGCGATTGCCAGACCGCATCGAGGCGATGCGCCGGGAATGGCATCTCAAGCATGATCGCCCCTTGCGCCGGCGCTTGGCCCTGTCGGCGCAAGGCATTGGTCCTGATCACTCCATGTAACTCGACCGCACGCTCCTGCGCCGGGGCGCAGGTTTGAACCTTGATGCGACAGTACGAGCTGCGGATGTGACGGCCGTGACCACCGCAAGTTGCCGTTCCAATTCCTCCCACCGAGCGTCCGACCAGCGGTCGGCACCGAGGATCCATGCGGCGGCCCGAGCATAGACCCTGCAGTCCAGGGCCTCGTTGCGTTCGCGGAGCTTTTGCCATTCGAGCTTGGCAAAGCCGCGCTTGTTCTTGACCGTGACCAACTGCTCGGCCGTCAGTTGCTTCAGCCATTCGGCATCGACCCAGCCCGGCAGATGAAGAAAGCCGGGAGGAAACCGCTCCCCATCCGCCGGGCTGGTGACCTCCGGCGGATCAAGCCGCAGGAAGCGATAGGTCTCGGCCTTGAATGTCGATGTTGCCACGGTCCAAAGCCGTGCACCGCGGCGCAGACGTTTGCCCGCGATCGTCGCATCGACAAACGTCGGCCCCGTCACAGGGCTTGCCCTATTGAAGCCCTCAAGACCTTTGATCGGCGCGACCTGGCCAAAACCCACCTGTCTTGCCCAAGCGTAAACGGCCGCCGTTTCATAGCCCGTATCGATCGCCAGCCGCGCGATGGTCATCGGCGTACCGCTGGCGTGAGCCCAAGCCCGGCCAAGAAGGTCCGAGAGCTTCTGCCAGCACGCCGGATCGCCCGGGCCGCCCTCGATGACGATGTGATCGATGAGCCAGCTTTGCAGGCCCTTACCCCATGCCCAAACATCAACCTCGATCCGGTCTTTCTGGACGTCGACCCCGGCAGTCAGGAACAACCCGCCCGCCGGCACCGTGCCTGCACGCCAATCTTCCTTTAGACCCTGCAGGCGCTGCCAGTCCGGCGCCTCGCCACTTTCCATCCAGGTCTCGCCGAGGGAGGTGTTGATGAAGGTCTTCATCGTCTCGTCCCCACCGGCGCGCGCCGATAGAAACGCCTTGGCCATGGCCTCAAGCCGCACCCAGGGCGAATAGATCTCGTTCAGATGGAAGCCTGCCGTCCCATTGAAGGGTGCCTCCGCGATCCAGCGGCCCTTGGAGATCGCGGCCCAGCGGGTCTCATCCTTCCACGCGACGTCGCAGTCGGCGCAGTGGTAGCGCGCGGTTTCGGGGCGATGGCTGCCGTTCTCGTCCTTGTCCCATTTCACCTGTCCCCAGGTCAGCAACTGTTCTGCGCCACACGCCGGGCACGGCACCCAATACCGACGCTGGTCGCTCTCCTCGAATGCCGCCTCGATCCTGCTGGCGCCCTTGTTCGTCGGCGTCGAGACCAGCACGATCTTGCGGTTCCAGAACGTCACCGTCCGCTTCTTCGCGAGGTTGACCGGGTCGCCCTCAGCCCCTGCGCTGAACGGATAGCGATCGACCTCATCGCACAAGAGCAGCCGGATCGGGCGGCTCGCCAGCCCCGAAGGCGCATTGGCCCCCACTATAGTCAGATGCCCGCCCGGAAACCGCTTGTGCAGGATCTTGTTGTTGCCGTCCCGCGAACGCGGATCAGCGATCTTGCCCTGAAGGCAAGGCGTATCGCGTGCCATCGGCGAGAAGCGGTCCTTCGACCAGGTTTCCGCATCCCGCTCGGTGGGCATCACCACCATGATCGGCGCCGGGTCGTGATCAATATGGTAGCCGACCATATTGAGGATCGACTCACTTTTCCCGATTTGGCTGCTCGACATGATCACGACGGTTTCGGCCGCCGGATCCGAGATCGCATCCATGATCCCGCGCTGGTATTCGGCGCGGCTCGTGCGCCACTGGCCCGGCTCGGCGCTGGCTTCAGAACTCAGCCGCCGGTTCTGGTCTGCCCAATCGCTGATCGTCAGGTCCGGCGGCGGCTTCAGAACCGCTAGGGCCTTCACCACCGTCCGCTTCAGGATCGGCGAGCCCGTCAATCTCAGGGTCAGTTTCGATTTCAATGTCTGGCTCTGCGAGATCATCGAGCACCTCGCGGATGGCCGAACGGATCAGGTTCCGGGTGTCTCCGACGGTTGATTGTTCAAAAGCTTGCGGCACCAGCCGGTCAGGAAGGCCCAGAAGCCGGGTGCGCAGAAGGGCCAGCACCGCGATCCAGGCCTCCTCGACTTGGTCCGCAGGGATCAGAGCGGCGCGCTTTTCTTCGGCCTCCATTTCGGCGAGATCGGCGCGCGCGCGGATGAAGCGTGCCCGTTCCGCCGCATAATCCGGCGCACCGGCCTGGGCCCTCGCCGCTTGGTCGCGCAGATAGCGCACGTAACCGCGCACCGAGCCCACCAGATCGTAATGCCCACGCTCGGCCTTCGGGATCACCCCCTCGCGGCTGAGTTGTTGCACGCGTCGTTCCGAAAGATCGAGGAGACGCGCAATCACACCGATGGGTTGGCTTGCGGACGCCATCTGATGATCGAAGATCCCCGATTAAAGCCATGTTATTGCTTCGATTATACTGGATAGATCACCCCGACAGAGCGAACCTGACCTTAACGCGACGCAACCCGCGACGCGCAAAAGGAGGCTTAGGATGCCAACTGCCTTTTCTGTCGGACCGTCCGTTCTCCACCGGGTGCGCGAAGAATATCTCGCGCAGTTCGGGGTGCCTTGCGAGGCGACGGTTCGCGACATCGCGGTATTTTGGAAAGCCGCCTTGGAACGCGCAGCCGTCGCTTCGCCCAAGGGGCTGGCCGGTCCCCTCGCGGCAGAGGTTTACGCCGACACGGTGCAGATGGTGTTCGAAAACCGCGGATATCGTGACCGCACGTCCTGAACAACTCACCCCGTATGAACGCCCAAAACCTCTAAAGAAAGAAGGCCCACGAATGCTCGAACCCACGCACGATAATGCCCGCTGCAATCGGGACGCCGCTTTGTGCGCCTTTCTGACCCGCAAGGTCGAGTTCGACAGCATGCTCGCCCGCCTTCAATCCCTGAGCGCCGAGCATTTCGACATCACGCCCGACGAGGTGCACTGGGGCCATGTCGGCACGCTGACGCATTACGCCGATGGACTGAAGTGCATCATCAACGCGGCCTTCCGCGAAGGCGAGCACAAGGAGTGAAACCGATGGAAACCACCAGCATTCGGCTCACCATCCGGAACCTGCCCGACCATTTTGACCGCACCCGCATTTCCGCTATTCTCGACGAGATCGAACTGGCCCTGCTGGAGGAGCGCGACATTCACTGCAGCACCTCAGCCGACAGTTTCACAATCACGATTGTGGTGCCAACTCTCCAACTGGTGGATGTGGCGACCTGCTTGAAAGGCATTGGCCTGATCTAAACTCGCGCACCCGCAACCCGGATGGCCTCGAAGAGCCGACGCAGCAAGAATGATCTTGCCAGGCTTACGATTGTGAAAACCCCGCCCATGGCAAGGTTTTGACCCAAGGTCGTCTGCAGTCCGAACACAGGAAAGATCAGGATCTGCGTCACGACGGCGACGCCATAGCCGACGATCACGTTGGCGAAGGACTCGGCTAGCGACATGAGGCGGGACTGCTTCATGCGGCCTCAAGTTCCGCCTTCAGCGCCTCGAAGGTGGTGTCGCTGCCCTCAAGCACGGCCTGTTTGCCGGTGAACTTCTGCCAACGTGCAACTGCTACATCGACGTAAGCCGGATTCAGTTCGATGCCGTAGCAGACCCGTCCAGTCGTCTCGGCCGCGATCAGCGTCGTCCCTGATCCCATGAATGGTTCGTAGACGGCCTGCCCGGGGCTCGAGTTGTTCAGGATCGGCCGGCGCATGCACTCGACCGGCTTCTGAGTGCCATGCACGGTTTTCTCGTCCTGATCCTTGTTGGCAATTTGCCAGAGCGTCGTCTGCTTGCGGTCCCCGGCCCAGTGGCCCTTGCCGGACTTGCGAACAGCATACCAAGCGGGCTCATGTTGCCAGTGGTAATCACCCCGGCTCAGGACAAGCCGATCCTTGGCCCAGATGATTTGGGACCGGATCGTGAAGCCCGCCGCCTCGAGGCTTTCGGCAACCGTGGCGGCATGCAGCGCCCCGTGCCAGACATACGCGACATCGCCGGGGAAGAGCGCCCAGGCCTCGCGCCAATCGGCACGATCATCATTCAGCACCTTGCCGGTGCGCTTGGTCTTGGCCGCACCTGCCTGATTGCGCCAGTTGGGATCGTATTCCACGCCATAGGGCGGATCGGTCACCATCAGCAGCGGTTTGACCGTGCCAAGGAGCCTCTCAACATCCGTAGCGACAGTGCTGTCGCCGCAGAGCAGCCGGTGGTTGCCGAGGATCCAGAGATCGCCGGGACGGCTGATCGGATCCTCGGGGGTTTCAGGGATATCGTCCTCGCCTTCCTGCGGACCGTTGCCTTCCTCGAGGCTCGACATCAGCGCGTTCAGCTCATCCTCGGTGAAGCCAGTCAGCCCGAGGTCAAAATCCGCCTCGAGCAGGTCGGCCAGTTCAAGGTTCAAAAGGTCCTTGTCCCACTCGGCGTTCTCGCTGGAGCGGTTATCCATGATCCGGAAAGCACGCGCTTGGCTGACCGTCAGCCCTTTCGCAACATGCACAGGCGCGGTCTTGAAGCCGAGCTTGCGGGCCGCTTCCAATCGCGTGTGCCCGGCCAGCACAACCATCGCCTCGTCGACGACGATGGGCTGCCGCCAGCCGAATTCCTGGATCGATGCCGCGACCGTCGCAATCGCCTGCTCGTTGCGCCGCGGGTTGCGCGCATAGGGAATGATCTGCTCAAGCGGCAGGTCGACCACGTCCATGGTGATGTCCTTGAGGATGCACTCGAACCGAAATGGGGTCGGATCCCCGTTTCGGTTCAGGCGGGTTGTGTCAGGCCGTCAGGTCTTTGTTTTCTTGGGGTTCGCTTCAAAGCGAAGCGAAACGGGTATTTTTGGGGGTGTCACTGGGAAAGCCTCGGGCCTCGCCCCCCCGAATACAGTCACGAACAGGAGGGACCCGTAAAAAACCTAGATGTCATCTGCACTTAGAAAGATCGAGCCAACTTTGTTTACAAAGATGCGCGCCCTGCTTTCCAAGCGTTAAACACTCCAAAGCCCGAAATGACTGTTACGAGAAGCAAAGGAAAAGTAAGTTCATAAATCAGCGGAAAAACGACGTAAAACACACCCAGAGCAATGTGAATTAGGAAAAGGGCTATCGACCATTTGCGTGCTTTTGCGGAAAGTTTCTGGACAGACCTAGCGCACCACAGGATGAGGCTGCCCCACAACACAATCGCGATCGGATTTTGCAGCTCTCCGACGACGATGCTGATGTATATGAGCCAAGCCAAGGCAACTACATAAAAACCGAGCACAGCGTAAAGACTGTAGGCGGTGCGCTTATAGTAAACCTGAGCTTGCGGGCTGACCATTTTTTCTTTTTCCGTCCATCTAGGCTGCAGGAGTTGTGCCAATCTTCTTGCAGTTTATGCCAGAGCAGTAGGTTGGATGCCAGCCTGCAAAGAACAGATCAACTGTATCGTCTATGCGATGGTCCAGACGCAGATGGCCGTCGTCACGTACAAAAACGGGGAGAGACGTCTTCTCGACGCACTCTCCCCATCATGCCTTTCAGATAGCATGGATTTGTTGCAAACGTCGAAAGGAAAAGTGTTGCAACACTTTATGCAACTGCAGCATTTAGCCGGGCTGCTATCTTGGTCAGCGCAAGCTTGTGCTGCCGCCAAGCCGTGCTGCGATCGACGCCCAATTCGTAGGTGATATCTTTCCAGGAGCGACGGGCTGCCCGCCACCAGATCAGACGACGTTCGTCCTCGCCGATCCACAGTACCCAGTCGAAGGTCTGCTCGAGGCGTGTAATGGCACTGGTCGAAGGCCAGACCCGCATAGGCTCAGGTTCCATCGCAAGGATCTCCTTTTCCGACCGCACGATCTGCGGCCAAGCGTTGAAGTATCCCTGCACCTTTACCGGCGGCAGCTTGCGTAGGGTGCGGAATGCTTCCTCGAAGTGATCCGCAACATCCTCGGCGGTCCAGATGCGATCAGCCATGGCGCATCTCCCCACCGACTGTGCGTTTTCCATAAAGCTTTGCGCCAAGCTGTTCGACCAACGCACGCTCCGGCCAGGTCAGTCGTTGGTCGTTGACGCTAACCGCCAGTAAGCCCTGTTCGTGCCAACCTTCGCGCTTCACCTGTTCCGGATCCCGGCGCTGGCCGCCGTAGCCTTTTGGGTAGAGCCTCATGCTGCACCTACCTGGTTCTCCAGAGCCCAGTGCAGGATGGCGATCGCGTCAGCCTCGTTGTCGTCCGCCGGACTGTAACCCCGCGCGCGGGCCGCGGCGATCATTGCCTGCTTGGGTGCATTGCCGTGGCCTGTGGCATGGCGCTTGATCGTGCCGACCGGCACGCCTTCGTAAGGAATGCCACGCAATTCACCCCACGCGGTCAGTGAGGCCATCAGGCCCCCATAAACGTGGGCTGCGTCTGTTCCGGCATGACGGCGGACCTCTTCAAACCAAATGGCTGAAATCGGACCGGACAGCCGGTCGAGTTCCGTCAGCCAGCTGGTGAAGCGCAGATAGCGCATCCCGCCGCCATCGTAGCGACCGGGCTTGAAGCTGGCCGTGCCTGTGGTGATCAGGCCGTCGTGACCGGAGAGCGCCCATCCAGTGGTGGTGCCCAGATCAAGGGCCAGAGTTGTTCGGGCCGGCTGAAAGGGTGCCGGAGTTTTCAGGGTTGCGTCGGGATCGACCTTAGCGAGAGTCGGGTTAGCCATGTGTGGCCTCCTCTTCTGGTTGGCTGCTCGGGTGGAAGGCGACGGCGGTTGATGCTTGGCGGTACCGGCCGCCGTCGTCGGATCAGATTGCAATCTGCACGACGTGGTGGACCCCGCGATTGGGCCTGACGTACGGGAGGAGAGGCCAACCCCAGGGGGTGGCCTCCCCATACGTAGTATAGGGGTTCAGCACCCAACTGTTCCGTGCCGGCCAACTTACTGAAATCATTTAATAAAATGACTTCATGAAGTCTTCGGCTATGACATAGGCGCCGAAGACATATCACACGGTAACCCATTGTTTTTGTTGAGTTCACACATGCCGATATCATATGAGTTAGGCCTCACTCATATGACATGGGTCGTCTTCGGCCCCCTCTGGGTAGACCCAGACGGTAGGGTTTTCGACCTGCAGAGAAAGCCCAGACTGAGGGCATTTGAAGTGACTTGGCAGGACCGGACGGGTCTCGGTAGTGACCTCCCCAGTGACCGGATCGACATGATCGACGGGCGTGCCGAACTGCATGCCTTCGACACAGAGATAGCCAAATCGCGACCGCGTCATGGGGTAACCAAACTCGGACGGATCGCGCAGGAATTTCACGAAACCTTTGGTCGCCAGCACGCTGAGGCGCTCGCGGATCGTGTGCTTGCTGCCTAGACCGCTCTGGTTCTCGAAGCTCTCAGCGAACTGCGTTCCAGTGTAGAGGCGTTCGCTGGCGGCCTCATCCAACAATATGCCAAGGATGACGTCGTGCTTGCGCAGGCGTTCGGCATCGAAGCGTGCGCCCACTTCCTTCCGCACCAGGCGTTCGTTCATCGGGTTCAATTCGACCCATTCACCATTTACCTTGTCGATGAGCTTGCCTGGTAGCGCGGGGCCGTTCCTAAGTTCGATTTCTAGCCGACGTGCGCTGCTCTCCTCCTCCGGCCGATGCATAAGAAGCCCTGAGGTGTAGAAACCCCGAAGCGCACTTGCGCCCGAGAGCGCAAGGAAAGGGTCTTCCTTCACCTGTGTCTTCGACGCTTTCCGGGTGTGGTGGGCGAGAATGATGCCGGCGTCCGGATTGACCGCCTCGCGCAGGGGCTCCACCCTGTCCCTCAGGAAGAACATCATGGCGGTGTTGTCGTTCTCACCGCCCCCCTCAGGGCCGCCATCGAAGATATTGCGGATCGGGTCGATGACGATGACGTCAGGCGGCGCCTCTGGAAAGGCGGCCCGGATAGCATCGGCCACACGGACGACGCCCTCTGCATCAAGCAGGATTTTCAGCTTTGGCGTGGCGATGAAGGTATCGCGCGCGGCGGTAATGACGGCGGCCGGCAAAGCTATCTGATGTATGCGTTCGCGCAGATAGTGATACTGGATCTCGGCCTGCAGATAGAACACGCGCAGCGGTTGCGGCGGCGTGAAGCCGAGGAACGGCACGCCAGCCGCCATGTGCACGAGCCAGGAAATCAGGAAATCACTCTTGCCCACCTTGGGCGCGCCGCCCAGCACAAGAAGACCGCCAGGCGTCAGAACACGTGGCCCAATGATGTCCTCGGGCATCGGGCTGGTATCATCCAGCAGTGCGCCGAGACTGAAGGCCGGCAATGGCCCGGCAGGTGTATCCGCACGGGGCAGTCGCAGGAGCGGTGGGCCGTTTCTTTTGACATGTAGCGCCCAGAGACGCTCGGACTCGGCCTGCAGTCGGTCCAGCGGCCAGGACGGGCGCAGCATGGCAGCGTTGTAGCCGCAGATGGCTTCCCAGCCTTCCAAAGGACCCAAGCGGCCTTCATGGACCAGACGAACATAATGACCGATAGCAGCGCTGGCGCCTTGAAAGCGTGACCAGTCGTCAGCAGCACCCTCGCGTACAGGCCTCGTCAACACGGCCTCTAGTGCGGGTTTGGATGGCGCAGAAATGGTGTCGCTCGCAAAGCCCACACCGGGCAGTGGCGGCATTTCGGCGACCCGTTCGGCCAAATCCGAAAGCTCAATCTCGACGTCGCGATGTTCACGGATTTGCACGAGGCGCTGGTGCCCATGCTTATGATAGACTGTGCCCGGCACCCGGATCGGCTGGTGCGCCGAGCGAAAATGGGTATCGCCGCCAACCTTCACGGCGATTTCGCCCCGCAGGCGGCACAGGGTGGCGAGGTCCTCGCCCTCCGCCGGCTCTGTCAGTTTCCACCACACATGGAGTTTTGCCGCCCCTTCAGGCGTACGGCCACCACTTTCAATTACGACGGTGGGCGTTCCTAGGTGGCGGGTAATATGCTCGAGCTTGGCTGGAATGTCTCCAGCATCAAGGTCAACAATAATGGCCTGCATCTGCAGAACATCTGCGGCACGGGCCTGTCCCTGCTCGGCAACTGTGCCCGGGATAACATAGACAGCGGCGCCCTCGCGGTTTGCCCAGGCTGCGAAGGTTGCGAGTTTCTCGAGCGCGGTGTCGTCGGCGGAGATCCAGATGTTATGCGGTTTGCCATCTCGGCCTTGCCCTTTGTCGACAAACCCCCTCAGCGGGATGAGCCCCTCACACCAGCTGTAAACAGTGTCGAGAAACACAGCGATCTGGTGAGGGTCAGGGTCGCAGCCGAAAGGGTTTTCGGACGGTGGGCCGTCGTTGAAGTCCATCCACGGGTTGAAATGCAGGATGCTGTCGTCGCTCATACGGGCAACCCCCAGCAGCGCTCAGACCACGGACAGAAGCGGCATTCGAAGAAGTCGGACGTGGTCACGATGCGAGGCAGCAACTCGCCCGCATCAGTCGCCTGCAGGATCCGCACGCCCCTGTCGGACATGCGCTGCGCGAGGTCGGCATCGAAAGGCACCAGTTCGTGGTGCAGTTCTGCTGTGTCCTTGTTGATCGCCGTGAAGAGCGCAGGCGCGGTGCTGATGCCGGGCACGCTCGTTTCCATGTAAGCCTGATAGACCGCGATCTGGGCGGCGTAGACCGGTTTCGACTTGGTCACGCCGTCCTTGACGCAGGCCCGCCAGTTCTTCGCGTTCATGGTTTTGCATTCCCAGAGAGCGGGAACACCAAGCTCGAAGCCATCGGGGCCATCGGCAATGATGCCATCGACATGGCCTCGAATGCGTCCGCCCGCGACCGAGAAGCCGAACTGACCACCATCAGGGCGATTGCCCTTGCGGGTAAAGAGATCAAACCCTGCCTGCCTCAGCCAGGCGACAGCGAGGTCTTCAAGGACATGTCCGATGGCAAAGATGCGCAGCGACTGGCCACTGAAGTCCTTGCCATCGTCCTTGTGTGTTGCCGTGAGTTCGAATTGCAGTGCGCGTTCGCAGGCATGACCGAGGCGGGACCCTCCAAGATAATCGCGGGGCGTCCGCGTGGCCTGATCGGCCGTTAGCGCGCTGTCCACAACTTCATTGACACGGTCGGCAAAGCTGGGCTTGTGGTTGAAGTCCAAGGTCAAAATGGCACCTCCAGCTGGTTCGCCTTTGCGATGTCGGACATGGCTTCCCGGAAGCCTTCGACGGCTTCCTCGATCAGGGAGCGCACCTGGGCCTCAGAGAGATTGGCCAGCGATGTGCCCCAGCCGATCTCGTCCATCAGCAGCGCCATGCGCTTCATGGTGGCTGTGATCGCGGCGCGTTCTTCTTCGGTGAGATCAACCATGGCGAAACGCTCCCTGGCCAATCGCGTCCAGAAGGACTGACATGGCATTGAGCAGAACCAGACCGATGGCCGGGGCCGTCTCGAACGGACCGGGTCGAACCAGCCAAAACCACGGGTGGGTTGCCGGCAGACAGCACAGAGCGTCCCACGCGGGTGCCAGAGCCTGCGCCGTTCCTCGGTGCTGATGGGGGCAGAGAACGCCATGGATCATGCCGCCCTCCGGGCCGGGGCTGCCGCGCTACTGATCAGCTGATTGATGCCCTGCTTGTTGAAGCCAAATGTCATGAGCGCCGAGGCGCGATAGCGCGTCAGGCCGAAGTCATGTCGGCATTCGGGTGGCAGGTATTTCAGTTGCTTTTCAGTCGGGGGCTGCCCCAGCCAGCCGCGCGTCTTGAAAGCGCTCTCATCGGTTTCGTGGGTGTTCAGCCAGTCATCAGCCTGGGCAAGGCATACAGTGCGCTCGCCGATGCCAAGAAGATGCGGACGCACGCCCTTGGCCCCACCGATCGCGTACCAGACGCCATTCTTCCAGAAAATGCCCCCCCAGCCATTGAAGCCTGCAGCCATTAGCGCGTCGTCGTTTCCGAAGAGATCAACCCAGGCGAAGCTCGAGCGCTCCAGTAGGTCAATTTCAGTCATCATGAAGCCCGACAAAGGCGCTGCAGCGCTGCTTTCGCCGCCCCCCTCCTCCTCACGTGGGAAGGCCTCGCCGCAGAGCGGGCATTCCGTACAAGCGAGAGGAATCGCCGCCTCACAACAGGGACAGGTCTTGGTGGGCGCGTCGCCACCCTCTGTCCTGCCATCGAGATCGACGTCCTGTTCCAGTGTGCCGTGGATCAGGCTTGAGGTACCGAAATCCAGCACAACGCAGTCTGTCTTGAAGACGCCAGGGTGTTCCTCCGGGTCAACCGTGCGCAGTCCCCGGCCGACCATCTGGATCATCGTGGACTTGTAGGAACTGGGGCGCAGCAGCACGACGCAGGAGGTGGGCGGGTGATCCCAACCTTCGGTCAGCACGGCCACATTCACGATAACGCGGATGCTGCCCTCGGCGTAGTCGGCAAGGATCGCCTTGCGGGTCTCAGCCGCGAGGTCGCCGTGAATCAGCGCGGCGGAAACACCCGCCGCCCGGAATGCATCGGTAACGTGCTCGGCATGGGCGACGGTGGAGCAGAACACCACAGTCTGCCGGTCGCCCGCCTTCTCCTTCCAGTGACGGATCACTTCGTCGGTCACAGGGGCGCGGTCCATAATCCCCGCCACCTCAGCCATGTCAAAATCCGACATCGACTTGCGGACTGACCGCAGCTCGTCTTGCACGCCGACGTCGATGACGAAGGTGCGCGGCAGCACGAGGTGGCCAGAGGCGATGAGCTCGCCCAGCCGCACCTGGTCGGCGACGTTGTCGAAGACCTCACGCAGTCCCTTCCTGTCGCCCCGGTTCGGTGTCGCCGTGACCCCGAAGATGCGGGCATCGGGATTGGCCTCGCGGACCCGGTCAATTATGCGGCGATAGCTGTCGGCAACGGCATGATGGGCTTCGTCGATGACCAACAGATCAAGGCGCGGCATGTCGGCGAGGTTCGAGGCGCGTGCCAGGGTGGGAACCATCGCGAAGGCGACCTGTCCGCCCCAAGATTTCTCGCTCGCATCAATTACCGATGTGGCGACACCCGGCACTACGCGCTGGAACTTGGCGCGGTTCTGCGCAGTCAGCTCGTCACGATGCGCGAGCACGCAAGCCTTGGCACCGTCGCCGATCATCTCACCGGTAACTGCCGAGAGCATGACCGTTTTGCCCGCGCCGGTGGGCGCGACACCAAGTGTGTTGCCGCGGGCGGCGAGCGCAGCCAAGCTGCGATCGACGAATGTCTTTTGGCGGGGACGCAAACGCATGGCCACCCCCCCTTACTTCGCCCAGCTCGGCCGACCGGAATGACCGGGCGCGGAAGCGGGCTGGATGGTTTGGGGGGCACTGGCGAACTGCTGGGGCGCATAGCCCTGCGACAAGGCCACAGGCGTTTGAGGGTTTACCGCACCCATCACCGCGGCATAGTCCCGATGATCCGGCGTCACGGCGGCGCGGATCTCGTTCTTGTCGTCGCCGTTTGTGTCCTGGCCGATGTCAATGCGGGCGACAAACTCAAGTCCATCAAGATCACCAAAGCCGTTGATCCGGCGGCGGAGCTGAGCTTCGGGAGAGTTGTCCTTGTCAGACACGCCGCGTGCAGAGTTCAGAATGCCCCGAACCAAGCCACGCCCCATATTGCCCCACTCCGGTCCCTTCGGGCTGTAGAGCCCGATCAGCGACCAAATCTTGCGACGGGCATAAAGGCCCTCAAGAACTGTGTATTCGGCATCGAGATAGACGGCGCCGGTCGTGGCGCGACGCGCCCATCCTCCAGTCCACCCCTGAGAGGCATCATCAAAGCCGCCGGGACGCAGGGTCAGGCGAACCTTGGCAATCGTGCCTTTCGGGATGACGTTGGTGTTCGATTGCGCCGAGTTGAAGTCGTTCCATGGTCCGGTCATTGCGCGGCTCCGTGTGTGTTGATGGGGGACGCTCAGGGGCGTCGAATGGGAAAAGCCAACCCGGAGCCCCGATCGGGACACCGGGTGCCGCTGCAGGCTTTTCAGCCGCGGTCAGGCTCGTTCGAGGGATCGGCCGGGGTCACCACAGGCCATGCGAGCCGCGCAGAAGCCGGCCCGGACGGGCGCTGGATCTTTTCCATAAGGCGGCCAAGATGCGGGGGTTCGACCAACTCAAGACGGCCTGAGCGGTCCTTGGCCGGAAACCCCCACATGTTCAGCGTCTGACAGACAAATGCCCGCTGCGGCTTGCCCTCTGCATCGGGGATGTCAGCCATAGTGACGACCTGATCGACGATGCCTGGCAGTTCGAGGCCGGTCTTGCTGCCGTCGATCTGCGGCTGGAAAACCTTGCGATTGAAGTCATCAAGCTTCTCGTCAAGGATTCCTACAAACCAGACATTTTTGCCGCGCGCGTGCTGCAGATGCGTGAGCCAGGCGATCATTTCGCGGCCATGGAGCCCATAGGCACCGCGAATGTCGGCCTTGCCCGTTTTGTCCGAGAAAGCTTCCGGTTGCCCGCGACACCATTGAAAGCAGAGCCGGCCGGCCACGGTGATCGAGTCAATAAAGACGGTCTGATACTTTTCGATTACCGCGGAGTCGCCGTACCGGCTGCACACTTCCGCGAAATGCGCCTCGCTATAAGGCTGGTCGTCGCGAAGTGCGGGGTTTGGTCCACCGATGAACACCGCGAAATCGCGGCACTCCTTCCATGTGCGCGGCCTTAGCGTATCGATCTCCAAGCCTTCAACGGAAAGATCGCCAGCCTCCAGGTCCAGAAAAAGCGTGGTCTGGGCATGCAGGGTCCACAAAAGTGACGTTTTGCCGATACCAGACCGGCCGAAGATGACGCCCTTGATACCCTTGCGTTGCGCGAGTCGTTCATCGGCGCTGATGATCGGGAGGCTCATTTGCGCACTCCACTCATCAGCACTTCGTTTGTGCCCAGGTCCGTCCCCGCATATGCGGCTTCGCTGACGTAAATCGCCAGAAGCGGCGTACCGTCGGCATGGGTTCCCGCATCCTCGATCTGATAGTTGCGGTTGGGCTCGCAGACCTCTGTCAATTCCCAGCGGCGGTACAGCCCCGGGAGGCGGCGGTAGTTCTCAAGCGATAGATCGGCAGTCATGTTCATGCATGTCCACTTTCGGTTGGAGGGACGGCGCTCCAGGCGCTCAAGTGGGAAAAGCCGACGGCGGAGCCAGATCGGGACATGCGCTCAGGGGATGTCTGCGAGGGCGTCGCGCAGTTTGCGAAGCGCACGTTGGTAGCGTTTGCGAGCAGCGGCCTCAGTCAGGCCCAGCTCAACACCAGCTTCGACTTGCGAATAGCCCTCGATGGCAACGCGGATCACCAGAAGCGCATCCGCGCCGAGCAGTTTATGCAGATGGCCAGGGAGAGCCGCGTCCTCGGGCAGCGATTGCAGTCCGAGTTCGTGGGCGGAGACTTCATCAGGCGCGATGTCGCCGCCAAGTTTAGCCCGCCCAGCTTCGCGGTTGCGTGCCCGGATCATATCCCGTTCGACGTTCCGCAAAACCGTGGCGGCAACCCAGTTGACGCGGCCCAGATCCAGGCTGCGCAAAACGTCAACGGTTCGCGCCAAGACGTCGGAGGCGATTTCATCGAGGGCGCCCAGCTTGCGCCAGATCGACCGCCGCCTGATTGCATCAAGCCCGGGCCAGAGCGCCAACAACAGGAACGTCAGCGCCGTATCGGCGGAAGGATCATCAGCTTGCGCCGCTTCAATCAATGCGACGAGGATACGGTTTTTCGCATCGCCGTCACACGTTTTGCGGTGCAACGCGTCAAGCAATGATGCTGGATCGCGGTAGGGTTTCAGCGAGGCCTGCGAACGCCGGATGGCATCGAAGCCACGCTGAAAACTGAACGTAGTAGAAGAAACCGTGAGCTGATCACGGATCTCGTGCCATGCGAGACACATTGGACGCCTGCCTTACGGCCAGGCGTCCAGCGCCTTCTCGTGGCCAGGTCAGGACGTCATGCGTCTCTAGGTTTAGAGGGAATGTTCGGAGCTGCTGAGCGTCGGTAAGCGCGCGCCTAGCCGCTGTTGCGCAGGTTCAGCCGAGTGCAACCGGGACACCTTGCCGTCACCGGAAAGCTCGCAAAAAGCTCAAAGGGCTTACGAAGGATGTGCATTTGTCCACCCTTGGCCTTTCCAAGAAGTTTGCCGCAGTGATCGCACCGCCAATCGGCGTTGCTGGAAACTTCGGTAGTGTGATGGCTATGGCGTTGGCCGCAGCCACTGCCCTTTCTGACTGTGTCGTCGAACATCATGATGTGCGCTCCTTTGGGCGTCTGTGGGCATGAGAGGATTGTTCGGAGCAGCGCTATTCGCGGCTCCGTGTCTTACTTCTCAAGTGGCTCAAGGCCTTTGAGGATTAGGGAGTAGTTTCCGCTTTCACGCGGGCAGTCCGGCGCTTGCCACCGCCGGGCATGGCAGCAGCCTTGCGCTTTTTCTTTCGCTCCTCGCGTTCGGCGATGAAATCCGGCGCGATTTCAGCAAGGCGTTTCACGAGACCTGAGAGATCGTAGCGATTATTCTCCCGCCCCCCACTGTCGCCATAGTAGGCAACGCGGGTAAGAAGGCCACTTTGTTCCATCTCACTGATGTATCTCTGGATCTGCCGCTCGCTGATCCCAAGGCGGTCCGAGAGCTCAGCTTTGCTCGGATAGGGCGCACGGCTCGCATCCCACCAGTGTTCTATGATTTGGAGAAGGACCGCGAGTTGTGAGGGGTTTAGACCCAACCGCCGCTGCGCCCGCAACAAGAGCGAGGGGACCGGACAGTAACCGATCTTGGTGACTTTCAGTCCCCAACGGGCGGCGATAGACTTGGCACCCTTTCCGGGCTCGGCGTTAAGATCGCCACCACTATTTTCTTGATTCTGCTCGGCCATTTGTGATCTCCTTTCGACAGAACATGATGCGGCATTGGCCTGCGTGCAAGATGCCCCGCTATGGCCACTCATGACGCTAGGGTCATGTCATAGCTGACTATAGGGACTAGTCACTGGTGGCTCCTGAAGTAGCATGAATTTAGCTACATGAACCGTAAGTGAAATAAACAGTAGAATTGCCTATGGTCGGATATGACCAGTGGTGTTTAGCTGCAAAATTGTTTTTTTCGACTAGGGCCACCGGAACCTGGCGTCTTATCCAGGGAGCCGCCCGCGTTCGATGTCCCGTTTAGCAAGCACACTTGGCTTTCTCCCTTCGAATGCTGCTCGCTTCGAGCGGCTGGGAGGCACAAACCGGAATGCGCAGACCCAATCCCCTGCACCCCGACCACATGACGGCGCATGAACGCCGCACCGAACTCTATGACCTGCTGGCCACGGCAGTGGTGCGCCTCAAGGAGCGCGAACGCGGCCATCTCTCCCGAAATACTGGAGACTGTTCCCTACACTTCCGCCCCGAACAGAGCGGTACTGCGGGTCCAACTCGGAGGAGATCCGCATGACGACACACGAACCCATCCTGGCGCGACTGGCAGCCCTAAAAAACATGACCGTCAACGAGCTGAAGGCTGAATGGCAGGCACTGTTTGATGCGCCCGCCCCGAACAACAGCCGCACGTTCCTAGAAAGCCGTTTGGCTTATCGAATCCAGGAACTGACCTATGGCGGCCCGGACAAGCAAACGCGACGGCTTCTGGACTTACTTGCCGACGAGGTCGAGGGCACACTGACGCGTAAGGCACAGATTGCCGATCCCCGTAACCCCGTGGTGGGCACCAAGCTCATCCGCGAATGGGATGGCATCGCCCACACCGTGACCGTGCTGAAAGAGGGCTTTGAATGGGGTGGCCAGCGCTACAAGTCGCTGTCCGCCGTGGCACGCGCCATCACCGGCACCCGCTGGAACGGCTATCGCTTCTTTGGGCTGCGAGAGCGGAAACGGGGTGAGGCATGAAGGAACATGTGACAAAGCCCGCCCGCCGCCTGCGCTGCGCCATTTACACCCGCAAGTCGAGCGAGGAAGGACTCGAGCAGGAGTTCAACAGCCTGCATGCCCAACGGGAAGCCTGCGAGGCTTACATCGCCAGCCAGAAGTCAGAGGGATGGGCGCTGGTTCGCGATCAATATGACGATGGCGGCATCTCAGGTGGCACATTGGAGCGCCCTGGGCTGAAGCAGCTTCTGGCCGACATCGAGGACGGCCTCGTGGACGTGGTTGTCGTCTACAAAATCGACCGTCTGTCGCGCTCTCTGATGGACTTTTCTAAGCTGGTGGAGGTCTTTGACCGCAACGGGGTTACCTTCGTCTCGGTCACGCAAAGCTTCAATACCACAACATCCATGGGCCGATTGACCCTGAATATTCTGCTAAGTTTTGCACAATTCGAACGTGAGGTCACTGCCGAGCGCATTCGCGACAAGGTGAAGGCCTCGCGCATGAAGGGCATGTGGATGGGGGGCTATGTGCCTCTCGGCTATGATGTCGTCGACCGCAAGCTGGTCGTTAACGAAGAGGAAGCCGCCAAGGTCCGCATGGTGTTTGAGCGTTTTGTTGAGGTAGGCTCTGCCACCGTTCTGGCCCGCGAACTGCGCAACGATGGGTTCCGCAGCAAACAAGGCGCGCTGATCGATAAGGGCTACCTCTATCGACTGCTGAACAACCGGGTCTATCGCGGAGAAGCCGTTCACAAAGGCAAGGCATACGCCGGAGAACATAAGGCCATCATCGACACTCGCCTTTGGGAGCAGGTGCATGACATCATGGGTGAAAGCCCCCGAAAGCGGGCAAACAACACTCGGACGCAAACGTCCGCATTGTTGAAGGGACTTCTCTTCACTGCAACGGGTGCGGCCATGACGCCGTCCAGCACCAAGAAGGGTACCCGAAGATATCGTTACTATGTGTCGATGGATCTTCTGAAGAACCGGGAGACGCCCGAGGATGGCATTCCTCGCCGCCTCCCTGCAGATACTGCCGAGGCGGCGGTGGTTGCCGAAATCCGCAGGGTGCTGCGCACACCAGAAACCGCAGCCAACGTCATCTCTGCCTTGGGCCGGGATGACATTCCGGAGGCTGATGTAATCGCGGCCCTCAGGGACTTTCCAGAGCTGTGGACACAGCTTTTCCCAGCTGAACAGGCGCGTATCATTCAGTTGCTTGTACGGCGCGTCACAGTGACCGCAGAAGGGCTCGTCATCGACCTGCGTACTGACGGCATCGCGGGCGTCATGCGCGAAATGATGACCCCACGACAGCTTGAGGCGGCAGAGTAATGAGCGCGTTCGACACCATTCAGGTCTTCGTGCCGCTCAAGATCCGCAGGAAAAACGGGCGGCCGAAGATCATGCCGCCAGCGGATTACCTGCCCAGCCACGATCAAGCGCAAGACCCGCATATTCTGCGCGCCATCGGCCGCGCTTGGGCATGGCGGCGGCGCATGGAGGCTGGCGAGTTCGGCACTGTCCGCGACCTGGCAAACGCCGTGAACCTTGCGGAGCGCCATATCAGTCGGCAGCTTCGCCTTGCATATCTTGCGCCAGAGGTGCTGAAACGGCTGATCTTCAAGCGGGAGCTCATGTCAGCGACCGTGATGCAACTGGTGGATTGCACATCGTTGCCGTGGCACGAACAGGCAGCGATTGTGTTCGGCGAAGCTTCCGACGCGTCAAGACATGACCAAGGCTAGATTTCCTTTGGCTTATCGGCCACGTTCGGCCCATGAGCACAAACCTGACCTTTCAACAGCTTGAGACCTACATCCGTGACCAGATGCGGATGTCGCATGTGTACCAGCCGGTCATGCTTCAGGTTCTGCTGGAAAAGGGCGGCACCGCATCGACCGAGGATATTGCAAAGGCTCTGCTGAGCTACGATCGCTCGCAGGTCGAGTATTATGAAATCCGCACCAAGAACATGGTCGGCAAAGTCCTCACGCAAAATGGCTTGATCCAGCCGATCAAGGATGGGCGGCGGATTGTCGGATACAGGTTGGCCAGCAACGAACTGTCCAACCACGAGGTCACCGCGCTCGTCGACCTATGCCAGCAACGCCTGTCCGGGTACGTTGACCAACGTGGAGATGGAATTTGGGGGCACCGCGGGCTTTCGGATGGCTATGTCCCCGGTTCAGTACGCTATGAGGTGCTGAAGCGTGCCAAGCACCGCTGTGAGCTATGTGGGGCCCACGAAGAACAGGCAGCCCTGCATGTCGACCATATCGTGCCGCGCGCCAAAGGCGGCAGCGACGATTTGAGCAATTTTCAAACGCTCTGCGTCACATGCAACACGAACAAGCGTGACAGGGACGACACCGATTTCCGTGACGTTCTGACCTCCTACGGCGTCAGAGACGAAGCCTGCCTGTTTTGCAGGATCGATCCCGACAGGGTCGTCGCCGAAAACGAGCTCTGCTACGCGATCCGCGATGGATTTCCGGTTACCCCATTGCATACGTTGGTCATCCCAAAGCGGCACGTGGCCGATTACTTTGACCTCTACCAGCCCGAATTGAACGCGATGCAATCAATGCTCGGGGCACAACGCGAACAAATCCTCGCGGCAGATCCCACTGTCACAGGCTTCAATGTCGGCATCAACGCAGGCGCTGAGGCCGGCCAGACCATCTTCCATGTCCATGTCCACCTCATCCCGCGCAGGAAGGGCGACGTCGCTGACCCCCGAGGTGGCGTTCGTGGGGTGATTCCAGACAGGCAAAAGTATTAGGATGAGCAGAGATCGGTTTTCCCCGCGGTTTCGTTTTGCGTCTTGGCCCAACCTTAGCGTGCCCGCGGTTGCCGCAGGTGTTTATGCAATTTGGAGGGACGACGAACTCATCTATTGCGGCATGTCTGGGCGAGAGATCGACAGCAAGGGAAAGGCCGCGCCCAAGAGGTACGGACTAGTAACCCGCCTCAATAGTCATGCAAGCGGTAGGCTGTCTGGCGACCAGTTCTGTGTCTACGTGGCGAACCGGTTCGTTATACCCTCGCTCAAAGCGGACGAACTTTCACTGTTCGCAAGCGGCGCGCTGACGCTGGATGCACGCACAAAGACATTCATCCACGACCACCTCGATTATGCCTATGCATTGGTCGAAACGTCAGCAGACGCCTACGAGTTAGAACGTGCTGCACGCCGCGGTGCAGTCTTCGGCGTAAAGCCTTATCTCAATCCCCTCTGA